AGAATGGGATACTGCAAGTATATGGAAGGCGAAATATGAAAATGGAGTTGCGAAATACTATAAAAAGTGGAATATGTGTTATCCAAGGTCTATTGGACTCTGGTATTCTGCTTTAACTGATTATGTTGGTCTAAAACCCCTAGATGAAGAATATATCTTCATGGGAATGAGTGCCTTTGGAAAACCCTGTCATACCAAGCGATTACGGAGACAATTATGGGTAAATAATCACAAAGGTATAAGAAGACCGATAAATGGAGACCATGTAGACATCGCTGCTAGTGCTCAAGTAGTGTTAGAGGAGGAGTTAAGTAAGATATTCAAGATTGCTCTTAAGTTTAGTGATAATATTTGCTATGGGGGTGGAGTTGCATTGAATTGTGTTGCTAACTCTAAGTTGCAAGTGCAGTGTGATGATAACTTATGGATTATGCCTAATCCTGGCGATGCTGGTGGGTCATTGGGTGCTGCTTTGCTTTCTTATGGTAAAAGAGTTCCATTTAGTCCGTACTTAGGTTATAATATAGAGAAACCGTGTGATCCTAAAGAAGTTGTCGAAGAAATCCTCAAAACTGGACTCGCTGGTGTTGCAAATGGTCGTGCTGAGTTTGGTCCTAGGGCTCTTGGTAACAGAAGTCTATTGGCGGATCCGAGAAAAATGGAGAACAAGAGAAAAGTAAATGATATTAAGAAAAGGCAAAGATTTAGACCATTTGCACCAGCAATACTAGAAGAGCATGCAGTAGACTACTTTGATATGCCTAGGCAGTCAAGGCACATGTCTTATGTGTACTCTGCAAAGCGTGGTAGTGCCATTCCAGCATGCATACATGTCGATAACACTGCAAGAGTCCAAACTGTCCCTAAGATCTCTTCTAGCGTCATTAGACCCATACTGGAGTGCTGGTACGAAAGAACAGGGTGTCCTGTCCTCTTAAATACTTCATTAAACATTCGTGGTATGCCTATGGTAAATACAATAGATGATGCTGTAGCATTTTCTACAAAATACGATGTGAGGGTATTCTAGTATGTGGATAGATGAGAACCCAAATAAAATATGGACTAAGGAAGAGTATGAGTCCATAAAGAATAGTAAGGTTATGTGTAACCTACCATTTCAGCAGTTGAGGAATGGTACTGGAATAAATTATCAACCATGTTGCTGGTCTAGGACTATGACCCCAAATGGTCCTCAGAACACAGATCCTATAGAGCATTTTAAAGGAGAAGATTTTACTGTACTGCGAAAAGAAATGATATTGGGTAAGAAAACCCCTAGATTGAAGCATGCTTGCGATTTATGCTGGCGTGGTGAGAAAGAAAGTGGATGGTCACCAAGAATGAATAATCCACTTAATATGGATTGTTTGCAAAACTTTGATAAAGAAGGAAATATGGTTGAAACAGAGCATAGGTTCATTAAGTTAGAATTAAATGCGTTTGGTAACTACTGCAATCTTCAATGTTATGAGTGTCAGGTAGAAAACTCTAGTGGTAGAGAACAAGCAGTAAAACAACTTGGTAAGATAGATCCAAAATGGTTGGGGTTATTAAAACGCTATTCATTTGTTGATAGGGATGTTAAAAAGGTAAATCCAGAACAATGGCGTTCATTTAAAGATGATATTATTAAACATGCGAAGAATATTCGGGTTATGATCTTCTGTGGAGGAGAACCAATGCTGATGAAATCGCATTTTGAACTTCTAGATGAATTAATCGAATCAGGTGAAGCGAAAGGTATTGAATTGGGGTATGTTTCAAATATGACACATACTCATCTTAGTAAGATGAAAAAGTATATTGATGCTTTTAGGTGGACAGAGTTTCAATGGTCAGTGGATGGGTTACGTGAACGCAACCATTGGTTGAGATATCCTACAGATTGGGAAAGTACTGTCAAGAACGTATTTGAAATACGAGATTATCTACATACCCCTATAAACAAACAAGGTAATTTTAAGTGTACTTTAACACCAAGTATTCTTGGTATATTGGATTTACATAATACAGTACAGTGGATGAAGGATAATGGTATATTTGGTGATAATATGATGTTGAATAGGATTGAGAACCCTCAATTCTGTCAAACCCGACATTTGCCTGATGAAGTAAAAGAACAGATTGGACCATATGTGAAGACTGTAGCAGATCATATATACCAGGACATGATGCAACCACGGAATGAAAAATTCTGGCAGATTGCATTAGAGTATTTTGATAAAACTGACCAAATACGTGGAGACACGGATTGGAAGAAAACATTTCCTGAATTAGCAAATTATGCTCTGGAGTACCCACTATCTTGATTTTGAATTTGAGGATAAGAGTATCCCCAAGTCAACTTGGGAGGTAATATATGATGATTTGCAAAGTAAGGCAATTGATATGCCTGAAGATATGACTGAGGAAGATATAATTGAACATTTGTCGAAGTATTACCACATTAAAGTTAAGCGGTGGGACTTAAGAAGGACTCCTCAAAAAGAATTTGAATACTTTACGATAGACGAAGATTGGAGCCTTTGACAAAACGCTATATATCGTGTATGATCCTTTTGGGTGATACCCGTTTACGTAAACACTTGAATATAGTATGGCAAAAGGTTTTAAGGTTGTAACTCAACCTCCTACTGCTAGTCAGAAACAGACAGAAGAACCAAAAACAATTGTAGATAGAGGCAGAGAAGCAATCAAAGGCAAGTCTATTGTCTTCTGCTTACCTGGTCGTGGTGTTTCATACACATATCTAAAGAACTTTGTTCAACTGTGTTTTGATCTAGTACAAAATGGTGCGAGTATTCAAATCTCACAAGATTACTCCTCCATGGTTAACTTTGCACGTTGTAAGTGCCTAGGAGCGAATGTTCTAAGGGGACCTGATCAGTTACCTTGGGATGGTAAGTTAACATATGACTATCAACTCTGGATTGACAGTGATATCGTTTTTGGATTAGAGCAATTCTATCGTCTTGTCTTAATGGATAAGCAGATTGCTGGAGGTTGGTATGTAACTGAAGATGGTAAGACAACTTCATGTGCTCACTGGTTAGAAGAGGACGATTTCAAAGAAAATGGTGGAGTCATGAATCATGAAATGGTTGATGGCATACAAAAACGCAGAAAAGCGTTTACTGTTGACTATTCTGGATTTGGATGGTTACTTATTAAGAAAGGTGTGTTTGAACACCCTGAAATGAAGTATCCTTGGTTTGCTCCACAAATGCAAGTCTTTGATTCTGGTGAAGTACAGGATATGTGTGGTGAAGATGTCAGTTTCTGCCTAGATGCTATCAAAGCAGGTATTGAGATCTGGATTGACCCTGCATGCCGTGTTGGTCACGAGAAGACAAGAATTATATAAGTATAGTACAGTAGTACAATGTCAGAAATGATAGATCGATACAATATCTTTATTCAAGGTGAATTAGAATACGATTCTATTACCGAGGAAGAAATGTTCGATATAACCCAAGATCTTGCTGATAAGTTTTATTCAGAAGGTACTCCCCATCCTGACGATGTTGTGGTAGAATACCTAGGCAACGAATTAGACTAATGGCAGCAGGTTTTGGAACCCTAGACAAGATGGAAGCAAGACCAAAACGTACTAGGCAAGGAAGAGGAAAGCATACTAAATATGCTGCTACTTCTAAAAACAAAGCTAGAAAACGTTACCGTGGACAAGGCAAATAAAGGGGGGATCTTCGGATCCCCTTTTTTTATGGTCTAAATAAGGATAAATACATCGAATCGTAGAAGACCAGTGCCTCTTCAAGAAGTATCACGGGGATTTAAAGACATTTCATTGTCCTTTAAACGGCATCCGATAACTTCAGACTTACTTCCGTTAAAAAATGAGGACGCTATTAAAAAAGCAGTCCAGAATCTTGTTCGTACCCAAATAGGGGAAGTATTCTTTGATGAATTGCTTGGCACTAATGTAACTGGATCATTATTTGAGTTAGCAACAAGGGATCTTATAGATGAACCAAGGGTAGATCTTACATCAGTAAGGGTTACATCAAAACCTGATGATAATTTATTAAACATTGAGATACGTTATGACATAGTTGGTCTATCACTTTCTACTCAAACTGTTTCGTTCGTATTAGAACCGACTAGACTATAATGGCACTACAACAGTTCACAAACTTAAACTACGAGGACATTAAGACCTCGATAAAGGATTATCTACGGGAGAACTCCAACTTCACAGATTTCGACTTTGAAGGTTCTAACCTTTCAGTACTTATCAATACTTTAGCGTATAACACATATATTACAGCATATAACACCAACATGGTTGTTAATGAGTCATTTATAGACTCTGCAACGCTCCGTGAGAACGTTGTTTCCCTTGCACGTAACATTGGGTATGTTCCACGTTCTAAACGTGCTGCAAAGGCAACTGTGTCGTTTCAGTTAGCAGGTATATCTTCATCAACTAAGACTATTGAAATACAACCAGGTTTAATATCAAATTCAGACGTACAAGACACAACCTTCTTATTTTCTATTCCTGATAAGATTACTTTACCAGTATTAGAAGGAGAATCGTTTGGTGAGTTTGATATATTCCAAGGGCAGTATCTAGAAAACGCATGGACAGTAAATAACTCACTTGAGTCTGAAAGATATGTTTTACCGAATGATAGTATTGATACTTCAACGTTAAGAGTAACAGTTCAAGAATCAGGTACATCTACTGTTGAAGAACAGTACACAATGGTTGATAATATTGTTGGTGTTACTTCTACTTCTAATATCTTCTTGATTCAAGAGACTTCTGATGAAAGATATGAGTTGTTATTTGGAGATGGTGTCTTTGGTAAGAAACTACCAAATGGTGCAATTGTTAGAGCATCTTATATTAAGACTCAGGGTAGAGCAGCAAATGGTGCTGTTGAAT